GTTCAAGTTCCTTCTCTACAGGTTCATATACCTTCTGATCTTCTGATAACTTATATCCAAAAGGTACTGTAGAAGATGTTCTTTTTTTATACTTAGTGTGGTTGTCCATTTCCATTTCTTTTTACTCTATCTTCTAATTTTTCAAGTTCTTCTGTTAGTTTTTCTATTTGTGTTTGCATAAATTCTATATTCACTTTATTGTGCATACCACTTTCTAGTTGTTTCTCATGTTCATCTAAAACTTTTTGCATGTGGTCAATTAACATAAACTGTTGTGCATCATCTGGTAAAGCACCTAATTCTCCTAAAGGCCACCTAATTCTAAAATCAGTATTTTTTTCTATATCACTGTTAACTAATTTATAGTTAGTTTCTATATTATTCAATCGTTCTATAATTCCAAAATATGCCCATACGGAAACAGCTACAGCAATAACAATACTGATTAAATTTCTTATACTTAAATCTACTCCAGTATCTTCTCTAACCTTCACTACATTACTACCCAATGTTTCATTTCATTATTATCTAACATACACTTACAAGGATTTTCTTCTGTACATTCACAAGGATCACAGGAACATCCTTCACATTTGCACTCTGAGTTTTTGCATCCACTCTCTTCAGTCATATTTATACCTCTTCTATTGTTACGGTAGGCATTTCCTTCTTGGCAGGCATTAGCACTACACCGTGAAGAATCTTACCTTCCATTTCTACTTTTTCTTGTTTTCCTATACCTACTCTATCCAACAACGTTTGAGCAGCTTTCAAACGTAGCTCTGCTCGTGGGTGTTCTCCCACATCATTCATTCCTTCTACTACTCTATTTATTGCTTGCACAGAGTGTGCAGCCAGTTCTGTTTTAGCTGCCTCCAAGATTTCGTCTGATAGTGTTTTTAATACTAGGCTACGTGAATTTTTAGAATATCCAGCTTTTTCTAGAGCCAGATTGATGTTGCCACCAGTGTCAAAGAGATTGGACAGAAATGATTTCTGTTTATCTGTTAATTCCTTTTTCTTCTCTGCAAGTATTCCATTGTGTTGCATCAGTAGTTCCAGCTAACCTTTCCACCTTTTTTAAATCTTCTTCTTCTTTTTTTTGTTTTACCTGCCATAGGATCAGAATAATTATAATAATTACGATATGACCTTTGTAGCTGTCTTTGTTCGTCTTCAGACCACCTAATATTGGATCTAGAAAAATAAGAAGCCAATTTTGGATCGTCTTCAGGAATTTCACCTACGTTAGAATATCCTCGTACTTTGTCTAAATGAGGAGGTACGTATTCTTGTAGGTGTTGCATCTCCTGTTCTTCAGAAATGATTTCACTTGTAGGAATTAATACACTTAGAAATATACTTGCTCTACCTAATGCACCTTTTAATAAATTTGGTGTTCTATTTACTTTAGAATATTTTTCTATTTTTTTTAATTCTGTTTCTACATGTTTAAGAACACCAATTTCTTTTTTTAAATAATTAGTTGACATTCTCCCCATTCTTGAACCTCGTTCTGTTCTCCTTTGTACATCTTCCCGTCTGAGTGCAGGTAAGCCTCGGCTACCCATGCTCCTTCTAACATCTTTAGCTAAATCAATAAATCTAAATCCTGAGCTAGGAGCTGATTTAGGAGTATATCTAGGTGAAGGTTGATCATACCCAGCCCAACCTTTTAATTTTCTCCAAGTTCTAGGAAGTCTATATGCTTTCCTATACCATTTTATTAAATCATCTACATTATCAAAATCTGGTGCTCTTGGAACATTTTTAGGAATTTTTCGCATCAGTAGTTCCAACTAACCTTTCCACCTCTTTTAAATCCTATTCCCCTGTGTGATGGTGAAGATGTTCTATTACGTGTTCTTCGTTGGCTTTTTTTAGGTGTTGGTTGTGGCGTTGGTAGGCCAAAATCAGGCCTCAGGCTCGGTGTGGCTGGGCTCAGTGTGGCTGATCGTCCTCTCAGATCTGAATCTAAATCACCAAAATCTCTATAACGTCTCGATTTACTAGGCCTTCTTTTTGGAGACCAAGTTCCTAGATGAGCATGTTTTTCTTGAACCGGTTTACTAATTGTTTTTTGATTTCTCCAAACTGGATGATTTCTTAAAGAGGGATATCTATCTAGTACATATGGAGTTATAATTCTATCTATCTCATTTACCCATCTATTTGGTATACGAACTTTTTCGGGTGAAGAGGGTCCTGTTCCTCTATCTGTTTTAGGATAGTTAACATAGTCCCAATTTGGCAGACTAGTACGTTTAGCCATACCAGATCTAAAATCCTCATGCCAGCCACCTGACTCTCTTTCTCTAGTGTACATATAAGGATGTTGATTTTGACTGAGAGACATATACTTAAACATCTCAAAAGTTGGATCATCACTTTTTTCTTTCCATGCGTTTACATCCCTATTTATATACTTTTTTAATTCTGGACTGCTCATAACTATATCCTGCCATGATAAACTTCCTAAATGCATTAATTCATGAATTGCTGTTACTCTACTTTCTCGTGGAGTCATACCTTGATACTGAGTAAAAACATCCATTTCTCCAGCACGATACATTCCACTAGGATCATCAGTTATCCATGTCTGACCATGTAACCTCGAAGGCTTATAAACATTGTCTCTAGGATCAACTGAACTTGTAAAATACTGATGTTTAGTAGCTCCGGGTGGACCATATGCTATACCTGCTGGAGTTTGAGAGCCATACCCAGTCCCTTTTTTTGGAAGGTATTTATGGACACTGCTGGGAATTTTCACACCACGACCAGTAGAACTTCTAAAATCTTCACTAGTAAGAGGATGTTCTGGTGGACCCATCCACCTTCTTGTACTTATTGGTTTACCTGCTGTATAAGTTTTTAATTGTTTTCCACTTTGAAGCCATCTATCTAATCCCATTAGTAAATAAGGATTATTTTGACCCATAGGATCATCTAATAAATGCCTAGCATATTCATAATCTCCCAACTGTTTCTGTAGTTTTTGTGCACGTACCTTACTTTGCTCGGTAGCATAGGATGCAGGTTTGCCTAATTTATCAGTATATCGTCTTTTTCTAGTAACTGTGGGGACATTACCATAATTCCATGTTACTTGTTTTCTAGCCATTTATATATTCTTCTCCTGCTCCTGCTGCCAACGTAGATCATTCTGATTAGGTATCAGATCCTTATCCACATCGGGAATAATCTTCCATTCGTTGCTGTCCTCTGGTCTTCTTTGTGTAGTATCACAACCTGCATACTTAATAACAATATCTTCAGGAACAGATTGTTCAAAATCAATAATATCATCATAGTAGGGACCTACCTGTGTTTGAAAAGTATATTTCAACATACTCTGACACTGTTCCACTCCTATGTTCTTTGAATAAGGAGCACTTTCAAACCTTGTGCAATCACCGTGGAAACATACAATGAGCATAGCTACGTAGAATATTTCTGTCATTTATTTGTACCTTGCTTTACGTACACCACCACCGGAAGCATATTTCTTCACAGATCCACCGTGTCTTTCTGGCTGTGGCCCTGTTCCCCTGTGTTGTGGTAATTTCTTTTTACTCTGTAGCATTTTAGCTAGAACATCATAATCTTTATCAGTTATTGTTCTACCTTTGTGTGCTTTCTGTAATGATTTCCAGATGTCTGTAACATCAGAATCTGCCAACTCAATCATTTTTCTTACTTTTCTTACAAGTGCCTGTCTTCTAGTAGACTCTTCTTTTGTACCACCAGTTTTTTCAGCCATACTCTTCTCTCCACGTTTTAAAAAATTGAGGCATAGATTCGTCAATTCCTTTTTGCTATCTATGATTATCTATGATGTGAAACTTTGAATAGAACTATGCCTATACCCTTTATTATATACCATATACAGAACTTGTCAAGCTTTTTCTAGTTTAATTACATAAAAAGTGAAAAAAAATAATTTTTCTCTTGACAACTTGCTGATTTGGGTGTATAATAAAAGTAACTCCTTTGCTGAGGGTTAATATACCCTGTACCCTATCTAAGTACAGCAACGGTATACCTAGGTACAGCAACCGTTCTGGTTTAATGACCAATTTTTCCTAATTTATTACCGTCATTGCATACGTATACGTATACACCCCCCCATGACACACGCATGGGTGTAACCATATATATTCTGCCATTCTTAGAGGACACCTTTCTACTATAGCAATCTTGAAAGTACGCTTTCCCAACTACAACAAAACACCAACCAAGAAAAAACTAAGATAGCATAGCATATGTCATGTGTGTATATGTTAGGGTCTGACAAATTTCTAGTTTAATCATTAAAAGATAGAGTATCTAAGGCTATTTTGCGAACAATAACAACACACACAACTTGAACAAATACAAATACTTACTAATTAATAATACGGAAAGCAACCAAAGAAAAACCCAGTTGAAAAGCAAGGGAGATCTTGGGGGAGATAGCTAATCAACTGGGCTAGTATTGTGCTATTACTGGTCTGGACTACAGCAACAGCAACAATATCATAATAATTAAATCCATGTTAGTAAGTAGGCAAAGCCAACAGTTAACAGGCAAAGTGTCCACACGATAACAGCAACGTATATAAAAAATCTATATTCTTTTATCATCTCTTGAACTCCTATAATGATATTCTTCATCTCTTGATATTTTTATTGCTATAAACATCATAATACC